GAGCTTATTCTGGTGTAAGTAAAGACCCTTACGGTACATTCTTAATATCAGGTATTACTAACGATAACAATACATTCCAATTTGAAACATCATTATTAGCTTCTTCATCAAAGTACCTTACAAAAGTATTTGGTGTTGATAATTTTGGTAAATCAAGATTTACGGTTCCTGTGTTTGTGGAAGAGTCTTATCAATCATCTTTAAATATTGCTTATTCTCAGGGGTATATTAAAGGAATCAATTGTAATCTAATTGATTTACCTGACGCTAGAAGTCAAAGTGGTACATCAATTGCGTATAACTTAGAGAGATATCAATCACCTGAAACTCCGTTCTTAGTATCCGAGTTAAGAGGTAATAAAGTTTATGATTTATTTAAATTCATTTCAATATCTGATGGAGATGCTGCAAACACAGAAGTTAAAGTGTCTATCGCAAACCTTTCATTTAATAACATGTCTTTTGACGTATTAGTTAGAAACTTCTTTGATACTGATGCTAATCCAGTTGTTATTGAGAAATTCACAAATTGTAATTTGGACCCATTATCTAACAACTTTATTGGTGTTAAGATTGGTACATCAAACGGTGAATATGCATTACTTTCAAAATACGTAATGGTTGAAATGTCACCAACAGCTCCAATAGATGCAATACCTTGTGGGTTCCGTGGATATACTCAAAGAGAGTATTTTAATGTTTCTGAGTATCCATCACCTTACATACAATATAAAACAAAGTATTTCTTCCCTGGCGAAACAATTGCAAATCCTCCATTTTTTGGTAATTTAACTAATACAGAATCCGCTGGAGATATTGTAAGAAGAAGTTATTTAGGTTTCTCAACCCAATATGGTGTTGATGAGGCTTTCTTACAATATAAAGGAAAACAAAACCCACCTAATTGGATTAATAGCCCACTTCAAGAAGGGGCTCCTTGGAACGTTGTAAGTAAAGGTTTCCATATGGACTCAGGTGCTACAGTTGTAACAATCTCTAACACTTTTCAAACAAGTGGTCAAACAGCGTTTGAATGTGGTGACGCTGATTTCAGAACAGACCCTGAAACTCAAGAAAATCCTTACTACTTTATTTACTCAAGAAAATACACAGTATGTTTTGCGGGTGGATTTGATGGTTGGGATATCTATAATGAACGAAGAACAAATGAAGATAGATTTCAACTAGGTGCTAGCGGTTACTTAGCAGGAGCATCTCCTACACCAAGATATCCGAACGCAACAGGAGAAGGTTTATTCAAAAAAATCATAGTTCAAAACAATACACAAGACTTTGCGAATACTGACTACTACGCTTATTTACTTGGTATTCTTACTTATTCAAATCCAGAATCTACAAATATTAACGTATTTGCAACAGCAAGTATTGACTATGTTAACAACTCTAATTTATGTGAAGAGGCAATCGATATGATTCAATACCAAAGAGCTGATTCGGTTTATATTGTAACAACTCCGGACTATCGTTTAAACTTACCAGATGCTAATAATCCAGAATTAATAATCTATTCTCAAGAAGCGGTGGATAACTTAGATAACACAGGAATTGATTCTAACTATACGGCAACTTACTATCCTTGGATTTTAACAAGAGATACGGTTAACAATACACAAATCTACTTACCACCAACAGGTGAAGTTTGTAGAAACTTAGCTCTAACAGATAACATTGCATTCCCTTGGTTCGCATCAGCGGGTTACACAAGAGGTCTTGTAAATTCAATCAAAGCTAGACAAAAACTAACTCAAGAAGATAGAGATACATTGTATCAAGGTAGAATCAACCCTATCGCAACTTTCTCTGATGTTGGAACAGTAATTTGGGGTAACAAAACTTTACAAGTTGCTGACACAGCTCTTAACAGATTGAATGTTAGAAGATTGTTATTACAAGCTCGTAAGTTAATTTCAGCGGTAGCTGTAAGATTATTGTTCGAACAAAACGACCAAATCGTTAGACAACAATTCTTAGACAGTGTTAACCCAATCTTAGATTCTATCAGAAGAGATAGAGGTTTATACGATTTCCGTGTAACAGTTTCATCTTCTCCTGAAGACTTAGATAGAAATACACTTACAGGTAAGATTTACTTAAAACCTACGAAGGCTTTAGAATTCATCGACATCGAATTCTTCATCACTCCAACAGGAGCTTCGTTTGAAAATATCTAATAAAAATAGGGGGGAGTTCATCTCCCCCTTTTAGCCAATATGAGAAGAATAGTAGAAGGATTTAAATCAGAGCATACACCAGATATGAAATATTATGCATTCGATTGGGATGATAATATTGTTCACATGCCTACTAAAATAGTTTTAAAGACTGAAGACGGTGATGAGGTAGGTATGAGTACTGATGATTTTGCGGAGTATAGACACGACATTGGAAAAAAACCATTTGAGTATAAGGGTGAGATGGTTGTTGGTTTCGCTGATGATGCATTTAGAAACTTTAGAACTGCGGGAGATAAAGACTTTTTAATTGATGCAATGACAGCTAAAAAAGGTCCTGCGTTTAATGACTTTAAAGAAGCCATCAATAATGGTTCGGTTTTTTCAATAATCACGGCAAGAGGTCACAACCCAAACACATTAAAAGAAGCGGTTTACAATTATATTATTAACGGATTTGGTGGTATTGATAAAGACCAATTAATTAAGAATCTTAAAAAATATAGAACGTTTTCTGATGAAGAAGATATGTCTGATAATGATTTGATTAGGTCTTATTTAGAACTTAACAGATATCATCCTGTATCGTTCGGTAATGATGGAAGTGCAGCAAGTCCTGAAGAATTAAAGGTTATGGCGATGGACGAATTTGTGGACTATGTAAAAGGATTGGCTGCGTTACTTAATAAAAAGGCATTCCTAAAAAGAGATATTGCTAATAAATTCATACCAGAACAACCTAAAATAGGTTTTTCAGATGATGATTTAAAGAATGTAGAAAAGATAAGTAAACATTTTAAAGATAAACCAGATAATATAGTAAAAACTTATTCTACTGCTGGAGGAATTAAGAAGGAATATAAATAATGAATATTAATTTCCAACCACAAAGTAAATAGAAATATTTTTGATAAGACTATATTTATAAGATATAAAATAAAAAAAACAAAATTATAATAACATGGCTGATTTACTAATGAAAATGCCGATTCCTTACGAACCGAAACGTCAGAACCGATTCATCTTGAGGTTTCCTTCAAGTTTGGGAATTAATGAGTGGTTCGTGGAAAGTACGAAAAGACCATCTATCAAAATTGCTTCAACAGAAATACAATTTTTAAATACATCAACATACGTTGCAGGTAGATTTAACTGGGACGAAATGACAGTTAAGTTTAGAGACCCGATTGGACCGTCAGCAGCTCAAGCTCTTATGGAGTGGGTTCGTTTACACGCAGAGTCTGTAACAGGTCGTATGGGATACGCTGCGGGTTATAAGAAAGACATTGACTTAGAGATGTTAGACCCAACAGGAGTTGTTGTTGAAAAATGGATTCTTTATGGAACCTTCCTAACAAGTGTGGATTTCGGTTCTTTAGGATATTCAACAGACGCTTTAGCAGACATCACAGCAAGTCTTCGTCCTGACCGTTGTGTGTTGGTTTACTAATACTATTTATAAAAAATCAATAGAAACTATATTTAACCGTAAAGACATAAACTTTACGGTTATTTTTTTATATGGACAATCAAACATCAAATTACGCACAATCAAATTTCACACTTCCTCATGACGTGGTACCATTACCATCACAAGGAGTATTCTATAAAAACAAAAAGAAATCTGTTAAGGTAGGTTATCTTACTGCTGCAGATGAAAACATTCTTTTATCAGGTGGTGAGGACATTACCACTAATTTAATTAGAACTAAACTATATGAACCAGACATTAGAGTTGAGGATTTATTAGAAGGTGACGTTGAGGCAATCCTTGTCTTCTTAAGAAACACTTCATTTGGACCTGAAATTACATTAAATGTAACAGACCCTAACACAAGAAAGATGTTTGAAACAAATGTTGTGTTAGATGAGTTAACAATTGTTAATGGTCAAGAACCATTAGAAGACGGAACATTTATGATTACACTACCAAAATCAGAGGCGACTATTAAAATAAGACCAATGACATATGGGGAGATAATGGAAATTAATAAATTGGCCGAACAATACCCTCAAGGAAGAACAGTACCAAGAGTTACTTGGAGATTAAATAAACAAATTGTTGAAATAAATGGAAGTCAAGATAAAGGAGAGATTGCCAAGTTTATTGAACAAATGCCAATCATGGATTCTAAATTCATAAGAAAGTTTATGGATGATAACGAACCAAGATTAAACATGAATAGAATAGTAACAACCCCATCAGGAGATAGACTGACAGTTAACGTCGGTTTTGGGGTGGAATTTTTTCGTCCTTTCTTCTGATTATAGAAAAGGTCAATTAGATGAATTTTATTATTTAAGTACACTAATGAATGTTGCATGGCAAGATTTTGAAAAAATGCCAATCTTTGTAAGAAAATATTTGTTGGATAAATGGATTGAAGAACACAGGGGGGACTAAAAAAATAGTCCTTCTTCTATTTATAAGAAAAACACTTAAATGGCAGGAGAGAA